ACCCCAGCCTCCTCGGCCACGTTGAGCGGACGCAGGTCGATTTCCACCGGATCGCCGCCGATGTCGATCGACACGCGCTTGCGCGCGCGGGTGCCTCGGACAACGTCCGAGAATTTCACTGGATCTTAAGGCCGCCATCACCCTTCAGGATGAGGCCGCCCTCGAACGTGCCGCTGCCGGTCGCTACGCCGGACTCGGTCTGCGATGAGAACTCGATGTTGGTCACGGCGAAGCTCGCGCTCATCTGCTTGCCGCCGACGAACATGGCGATGTCGACGTTCTCCTGCTTCAGCGACTTGTCGAGAAGCTGCGTCAGATCGGAGCCGCCAACAGGGGTGATCTCGTTCAACTGGAGCCGCACCTGCACGGCACCCTTCGAGTGCGCCAGGTAGCCCTCCTGCCCGAAGACGGCGGTCCGTCCCATCGGGATCGAGATGCTCTGTTGGTTGCATGTGAACGCTTTCTTGTGGTTGATGTAGATCGCGAACGCTCGAACGTCGGGCATCGCCATGGCGCAGGTCTCCGATCAGCCCGACGCGTGCTCGCGTCGGCGAAGAGGGTGGTGGGGATGGTTCACGGGTTCGACGCCGTCTGACGCACGATTTGCCGCAGTTGGTGCTGCACGCGCCGAACCACCAGCGGCACGATGGACTCGATCGCTCGCGCGGCGCCATTGAACTGAGACTGCGGAGGGTTGTCCGCCGGGTCCTCGATCCAGCCGTTGCTGAACCAGTCCTGCATCCGCGCGAAAACCGCGTTGTTCCACAGCTTTGGGAACGCAACCCCGGCAGGCGGCTCCAACTCGCCCTCACGCGGATCGGCCTGAACGTACTTGTTCGCCGGCCGGAACGCCGTCTCGTAGAACACCTTGAGGTCCAGCGTCGCGTAGTCGGTCATCACGGCATCGCCGATGTCCAGAGTCCGCTCGTCTTGGGCGAGTCCGTTCAGCGAGTAGCTGGTGATCGAACGCACGACGCGCGCCTCGCCGTTGATGCTCGTGATCGGCGTCACCCCGCCATTGAGAGCCGTGTTCTGCTCGGAGTCGATCGGCACGTCGTCCTCGGACAGGTGCGCCGGGATGCCGGGGAGGAGAAGCCCGTCGTAGTCGGGAACAGGATCCGACCCCTCGGTGGAGGCACGGATCGCGGCCTTCACGGCGGCGAGCACGGCGGGATGGATGTCCGCGTTCTTCATCCAGAGCACCTGAGCCCTGGGGGCGTTCAGCGTCGATTGCGCAAGCGTCTTTGCCTGCGTGACGGTGCCCGAATGGCAGAAGACAACCTGCTCGAGGAGCAGTTTCAGCATGTCCGCCTTCCCGTTGACGTGGGCCTCGAGTAGGGCGGCGTTTGACGCGTCGTTCGATACGGATGCGATGCGCGCGTAGCGGCCCGACTGGAGCTTCGTCAGGAGCGTCGTGAGATCCTCGGTCCCGGCCCCCGTTCCAGCGGCGCCCATGCGCACGCGCCCTCCGGAGAGCGCCGCGCTGCCGGTCAGGGTCGCGGTGAGTCCAGCGGCGAGCGCCTTTTGGTCCACCTGTACGGTCCAGTCCTTGCCCTGGGCGCCCACGTTCGCGCAGGTGAGCGTGAGCGTATCGGTCCCAGTGTTGTAGCTCGCGGTCACCGGCAGGTTCGCGTCGGCGTTGATCTTGGCTTCGATGTCCGCGCCGATCCCATCGAGCGTGGACGTCGAGGTCACGACCGAGCGAAAGGTCTTGCCCGCCACGCGGACGATGAGTTCGCCGGCGCCGGTCGGCGCCCCCGCGAGAAGGACGGTCGCCGTGGCCGCCGTGCCGCCGACTGGCTCGGCGACAGCGGCGATGAAGTGCCGGGATGTTGGGGCGGCCCTCAGCCCGGCCCGCGCCATCTGCGCCAGCAGCGACCGTGCGCCCGCATAGGCGTTGACGTCCTCGTCGCTGAACACCTCGTTGACGTCGTTGTCGGCGACCATCGACCCCGCCGACGTCTTCATGCCGATGTAGAGCACGTAGAGAGGCAGGGAACTCGCCGAGACGTTCCCAGCGCTGAAGACGATCTTGCCGATGAAGCGCGGGACTTTGTAGGTCGGATCGAGCCCGCTGAACGTAAACGGCATGGTGTTGTGTCTCCTGGATCAGGGTGAGCGGGACTCGGCCGCGACGAACGGCGGCTCATGCCCGAAGGTTGCCAGAAACGCCAAGCGCGCATGCTCGCGGGCCTCCGCGAGCGCGGTGGCGGGCGCAACGAACCTGCGGCCTGCGAATTGCGCGGCTTCCTCGTCGGCTGGAAGCAGGTCGCCGTCCCGTAGCCTCCGGACATAGTAGGCGGTGAGCGGCACGCTGACTTCCTCGCCGAGGAACCGGAACCCGTGCCTTCCGCTCCGACGCAGCGCCTCGGGGTCGAGCACGGCACCCACGTACTGCCCGGCGATGCCCTCGAGTTCGACGGCACCTTGCGGGTTCCCATCGACGTCGAGCGCCGAGAACGGGTTAGCCATGACCTTCAGCGTCCGCTTCTTCATGCCTCAGTCCGGATCCGCGTTGAGGCGCCCATCGTTGACGGGCGCGGTGGGGTCGGTGGGGTTGGGCCCGATCGACACGTCGATATGGTCCACTTCATCGCGTTCGCGGCGATCGGGCTCGAAGCGCTCCTCGAGTTCGATGGGGATGTCGAGCGCCTCGAAGAGAAGCGGCGCTGCGGCCTCGCGGGCGACCTGGAACGTCTGGCGACGGATCTCGTCGCGTGCGACCTCGAGCTTGAACACAGAGACGTGGTCCCAGAACAGGGAGCCGCGTGTGGCCGCGAGGGGATCCAGATCCCCGTCAGCGACGAAGCCAGGGTGCCTGGACAACTCGATCGCCGTCTCGAGCGACGATGGGATCAAGTTGAAGAACGGATCCCACTTCCGCAGTCGTTCCTGCGAGTTAGGGACCGTCGGCGGGACCCACCGCAGCATGAGCCGTGAGGGGCGCACACGCCAACCAGCGCAGATCCACCGGGCCTTCCCGATCGTGTCTCGCCACAGGTAGAGCGCCGGCGTGGTCGCCTCCCGGAACGCCTCCGTGCTCGGGTTGTGCGCGAACGTCCTGCGGACGATCGGGTTTTGCGAGCCTGCGATCGTCGCCCACAGGTCTGCGCCGTCGTACGAGATGACCGCCTCGAAGATCCGCAGCAGAGCATCGAGGAGGGGATCCCCGGAAGCCTCGCGCTCTTCCCGAAGCTCCGCAGGCAGCGACAGGTCCCCGAACGCCCTGGTCATTCAGGTCACCGCAAGATGTGCTGCATGGCCCGCGCGCCCGCTGCGATGTGCTCGAGGGCGATCTCCAGGAACTTGTCCTCGGCGTACTCCGTGAAGTTGACCGGCTTCGTACCGGGGTGCTTCACCTGCTTGAACTTGACCCAGTCGCCGACCTTCTCCCAGTAGAAGTGAAGGAGCGGCACCCGTCGTGCTGTGATCGGGTGCGGCTTGGTCCCCTTGTCGACGAAGCTGGCGTAGTTCTTCGGCCAGCGCATCTCGCCACGCACTTCCAGCCGGTTTTCGCCGGTGACGCGAGCGACGGCGGTATCCGCCAGCTCTCCGGTGCGACGAGGAACATGGGGGTGGGCCGCAAGAATGCCGGCCTTCACCCCAGCCTCCACGCCTCTCCGCGCGTGGCGCATCATCTCGTCCTGGGCCTTCGCCCAGACGCGATCGAAGTCATCCGTGACCGACAGATCGAACTTCAGCATCGCCGGATCGGGTCCCAGAACTGTTCCCACGGCAGGCTGGACCCCGTGAAATCGACCGGGGTGGCGCCGGAGCCGCCTGGAACCGGCGGTGGCTCGGGACTCAGGGCAGGGGACGGGTTCGGCATCGTCGTCGACGTCCGCTGGAGCCCCGCCGCGACCGCCTCCGCCGTCTTCGTGGCGTCCTTGAACAGACGTTCGCCGGCGTCCCGTGCGTACGCGTCGCCACGCATCAGCGACCGCGCCTTCGCGAAGTCTAGTTCGAGCGCCCACACTTCGTCCGGCACGGGGTCTTCGACCGCGCCGTCATAGCCGCGGAAGGCGAAGCGCCGGACGTCCGCATGGGCGGCCCTCAGGATGAGGGCGACTGCCGTCGCATTGATGATGTCGGTCCCGGAATCAGCGAAAATGCCCACGTACGTGGCCGTCCCGAGGGCGTTTTCGAGCTCTTGAGCCGTCACGTACGGGGGCATGGTTCACTTCTTCTTCGGATCGTCGGCCGCGATGGCGGCGCCCTCGAGCTTCCCGGCCGCGGCGCCCTCGAGCTTCCTCGTGAGAAGCTGCGCCTCGGCCAACAGCACCTTCGCGTCCGTTTCGGAGAGGTCGACCTCGACCGGCTCCGGCCCCCAGAACTTCCCGAGCCGACGGAACCCCTTGTCGGACTTCGCGCGCACCTCGATCTTCATCGACAGATCCTTTCAGGGTCAGGGCTTGGCCTTCGCCGCGAGGAACCAGAGTCCGTACGTGGCGACGCCGCGGGCGTCGACGCCCCAGTGGAACTTCTTCTTCCAGAACACGGAATCCTCCGTCTCCTGGTCCTTGCGCACCAGCCGCGCCTGCCGCCGCTGGAAGACGCGGAGCGGGCGCATCCCGTTGGCAACGTCCATGAGGTACCAGTCCGTCCCGGACAACTCCGGGAAGACGAGAACCTCGGCGCTGCCGCGCTGCACGTTGTCGACGCTCGCGCCGCCGACGTTGACCATCTGCGACTGGACGATCCGGCGCGCCGTGACCTCGAGCTCCGGTCCGACCATGAGCAGGTTCGGCGCCACCCGCATGGGCTTGCCGTCGAAGCCCTTGAGCGCCGTCATCTTCGCGCGCACGAAGGCGTAGTTGTCGTCGGTGAGCGGGCGCCCGGTGAAGAGGTTCGACTGGACGGGGCTCCCCACGACCGTCGGATCCTGCGGGTGGTCCGTGTCGAAGAAATACTGACCATCGTAGGTCAGCGACGTCTCGCCGGCGAGGAGGGTGTCGAGCACGAGGTCGTCCCACAGGAGCGCGGCCGACCGGCCCATATCCGAGATGACGTCGGCGTACTTGCCGAGCTTGTCGTCTTCGATGTCGTTGCGGTCCACTTCGACTGTCAGTTCCCAGTCCTTGTTGGCGACCTTGTGCTCGAAGAGCGAGAAGGTCTTCGCTTCACGCTCGCCGAGCCATTCGCGCATGCGCGGCAGGCCGGTGATGAAAAGCATCTCCTCCTCTTTGCTCGTGGACGGCCGGACGCTTGCGATCCGGCTCGCGATCGGCGAGGCCGATCTGAAGGCACTCATGTAGACCTGCTCGAATCCGAGCGAGATCGCCGCCAGGGTGGCGGAGTTCGTGATTTCCATGTGCTCGCGTGCTCCTTCCCTTGCGCCGTCAGACGTTCAGGCCCATGAGGACGGTGACACCCTCGGTGTCGACCTTGGTGCATTTGCCGGCGCGCGATCTCGTGCCGCCGCCATCGGTTTTGGCCACGGTCTCATCGTCCACGATGAAGACGTCCTTGCCGACATCGGCCTGGGTGATCTGGTCACCGGCGGCCGAGTTCTTCCACTTGTAGGACCCCTCGCGGACGTCCACACTGAGAGCGCCGTTGGCGCCGCCCGTGTTGTCGACGGTCGCCTCGAACATGCCGAGCGCGATCAGGTTGAGCGCGGTGGTTCCAGGTGCCGCGTAGCCTGCGCTGAGGACGGCCAGACCGCCTGCGATCGGCTTCACGTTGGCCTTCACCGGGTAGTGGCGGACCGGCCCGGGCTCCCCCACGAGGATGGTCGTGCGTCGTGCGCTGAGAGCCATGTCTCACGCTCCCTTCTGCGCGGTCTGCGCGCGCTTGTGTGCGGACATCTGCTCGGGGCTCAGACCGAGCTGCCGGGCGACCAGGCTCTCATCACGCGACAGCGTGACGGACATGGGCTCCACGGTGGCCTGCTTCGCCGTCGTCACCATCACGGGCAGCGCAGCGAGGACGGCGGCCATGCGCCCGTGGTTTTCGGCGCCGAGCGCACGCATCTCGCGCTCGAAGCTCTCCGTCGTGATCTTCCCCTCCGCCTTGGCCTGCTCGATGGCGGCGTCGATGCTCTGGGTGATCTCCTTCGCGCGCAGGCGCGCGAGCTCCGCCTGGGCGTCCCCGAGCTGCGAAAGCGCGACCACACCCGCCTGGATGACCCCGAGGGCCTCGGTAGCGGTCGTCTTGCCCGTCAGCCGCAGCACTTCCGCCCGCTCCTTCCGCATGTCCGAGATGGCGGTCAGAATCGCCGTCTCGTTCGCGTCGTGCGCGAGGCCAAGCGCGAGAGCGAAAGCCTTGTGATCCGGAGGAGTCCGCTCGCCTCCGGTGCCGTTTGCGGCGCCGTTGTTCTCTACGTTCATGTTTCTCTCCATCCGGACCGTCGTGGCCCGAAGTTTCTCAGACACCCTGGAGATCAGGGCATCGAAGCTCATCACGCCGTCGGCGAGGCCCGCCTCGATCGCCGCGTTCCCGCTGAACACCCTCGCCTCGAGCGCCTTCACCGCGGCTGTCTTCATTCCTCGGGCCTCTGCCACGAGGTCGAAAAACAGCCAGGAAAGGCCGTCGATACGCTCCTGCATGCGCTCGAGAGCGTCCTCGCTGATGGGGAATGCAGGATGCGCGTCACCCTTGGCAGCGCCGCTTTTCACGATGTGAAAGCGCAAGCCGATGTCCGCCAGCAGCTTGCTTGCCTCCATGACCACGGCGAGCACTCCGACAGACCCGACGATGCCGGAACCTGGGAGGTGGATCTCGTCCGCAACCGTCGCCAGAGCGTAAGCGGCGCTGGCGGCGAGTTCGTCAGCGTAGGCATAGACTGGCTTGCCGCTGCGCTGCTTTGCCGCGCGCATGGCGCGCACCATCTCGAAGTTGCCCGCCGCGTGCCCTCCTGGAGAATCCAGGTTGAGCACCACGGCGCCAACGGCCGGATCCGCGAGCGCCGCGGTGAAGCGGCTGCGAATCAGGTCGTAGCCGTCCGACCAGCGATCCCCGCGCTGCGCCAGAGGGCCACGCACATGCACGACACCGATGGCGCTTCGCTCGGCAAGCGGCGCCCCCTCGCTGGTGACCGCCGCAGGCAGCAGGGCATACGCGGGGCCGTCGGCATCCCACGCGCGAAACGTTCTCGCGAACGCCAGCGGATCGATGAGCATCACGGGCTCAAGCTGGAAGGAGCCGGCCCCGTCGAGTCGGAAGACCGGCGGCAGTTCGGTTTGCATCTGGGTTCCTACTTGAAGAGCGTTACCGGCACACATCCAGACGATCCGGCCGCGACCACGCCTACGCATTCGAGGCGCTGCGTCTCGCCCGCCTTGAAGGGCACCGTCTTCGTGACGGCACCAGGGACCAGAACCGCGAGCGTTCCCGCCGCCTCACACCGGATGGCGCGGTAGCGGGCGCGCGGTGCCGCTTCGGCTGCGGCGAGGCTGGCATACGTGTCGGCATCCTGGAAGGAATCACTCGGATCCGGCATTGCTCTTCTCCTTCGGCGCCGCCGTCTTGTTCACGTTCGTGGAGCGAAGCGGGATGCCGAACTTGCGGGCGTATTCGCCGACGTCTACGTCGATCCCACGGCTGAGCAGTTTTTCCAGTGCATCCGCAGCCCTGGACATGATGTTGGCGGCCTGGGCGACGTTTTCCGCGGGTGTCGTGTCCCACACCGGATAGGGCGCCATCTGAGGCTTTTCAAAGCGGATCCTCGCGTACGGGATGAGAAGTTGCTCGCGGAAGTTGGTCGAGGCCACCTCGGCGTCCCCTTCGAGGTAGTCCTGGCGGACGCGTTCTTGCGCCCGGCCGGCCGCGTAGGACCCCGCATTGCGGACCTCCGTGGTGAGGTTCTGCCCGAGAAGCAGGATCGCGATGGCCGCGTCGGCGTTCTGGATCTTCTTGTCGAACGACTCATGGTCATCGACGCCGAACTCCACGGACTTCAGGTCGTATCCAGCAGGCAGGGCGATGCCGAGCTTGGTGCGGAGACCCTGAATGTCCTTGGCGAACTTCTCGCGGTCGGCATCCAACGCGCCATCTGGCGTCATACCGACGAGCGCCGAGCGCCCGCGCGCCTCGTTGCGCCGTTCCCAGTCGTAGTTCGCGTATGCCTTGGCCAGGTAGATGATGGCGAGGGGCCAGACAAGGCCAGAGGCCCACGGCTCCGACTTGCCGAAGGGATGCAGCATCAGCCAGCGCCCGTCACCTGGGGTGATCTCGATCTCCTCTTCCCCGTGGAAGGAGCCAGACCCCGATGGAACGCTGACGCGCAGCATCCACCGCCGCTTCTCCCAGTCCCAGCGCAGATTGCGTGGATGCTTGGGCACCAGCGTCGGACGCCACTTCATCGAGCGCAACTCGTCGCGCTCCCAGACGATCTCGGCGAGCCCAATGTTCAGCAGCAGAGACCACCCAAAGAGCTTGGACAGGGCACTCTCAGGAGCGATGTCCCACCATTCCCCGTCGATCTCCAGGGCAGACGTGATCTCGTTCTTCGTGGTTTCGCCGGGCGCCTCGAAGCTCAGTCTGGACCCCAGGAGGGCGTTGGTTCGCGTTTGAAGAACGCCACGAATCCGTGCTTCTGTCCGGATGGTGTCGCAGAGGTCGGCGACCTCCTGCATCTCGCCCGCGTTGGCGCGCCGGAACGCAGACTTGACCCGTGCCGCCGTCCAGTCGGGCATCGCCCCGGCGTTGGCCGGCTCAAGGCTCGCCTTCGCCCCGATGGTGGAAGCGTCGATGTCCATCAGTTGTCGTCGGCGTCGGTGCCGAGGCCGGACGCCGTGTGGTCGCCACGTGAGGAGATGAACGCGGCGGAATAGCTGCCGTTCGAGGCCGGACAGACGGCGAGGCAGAAGGCATCCGCCTTGTCGGGGGAGCGCCCGAGGATCTTCTTGATCTCGGCCTTCTCCATCACGCGCAGCCTGTTCTTCAGGTCAAAGTTGTAGGTTGGCGTCACGAGCTCGCTCTCGAGTTCTCCATCGGATGGGATCGCTCCGCCGCCACGCAGCCATTCTGCGGCCTTGAACCAGAGCTCGCTCCGAAGATTGTGGTACCGACCCTCAACACGAGCTGGAGCCGAGACATTCACCTCGACCAGGACGATCTCACCTTTGTTGTGATAGTCGCGCAGGTAGTCGCAAACGCCGGCGCCGATGCCGATGGAATCGACGCGAATGTGAGGGCGCTCGCCGGGTCCGAAGCGGAGTTGTCGCGACATCTCGAGTGCTCGAGCACCCGTTTGATGTGTGTTCTGCCCGTTCACCTTGCTCACGGAGAGGACTCGCTGACCTCGCCGCGCCACGATGGCGGACGAGTCGTCGCCGAAGCGCGCCGGATCCACGCCAAGTACCAGCGGCGACCGATCCTCCCCCATCTCGTTCCAGCGCGCGACGGCGCGCTCGACGTCTCCGAGAGCGATGACGGCGTTGCTCTGCTGCTCTGGGAAGTTGCCGGCGATGCGGACTTGGTACAGCGGCGAGTTGATCCCCCACTCGCGCCGCTTCTCGTCGATGAACTCCTTCGTCGCGAGCCCAGGGATCCCTGTTTCGGCGGCCTCTTCGCTCGAGACGTGGATGCAGCGCCAGTAATCCCGCTTCTTGTTGAAGGCGTCGAAGAAGTAACCGCTGGTCTGCGTGGGGTTCGAGAACATCACCAGCCGAGCTCCGCCGGCACGGTTGCCCTCGATGGCCTCGTAGATTTCGGTCGGGATGCCGCTCGCCTCATCCGCGATGAAGAGGACCGCCGGCCCGGAGATGCCCGCCATCTTCTCCGGCTCGTTGGTGTAGAAACCTACCACCTCGCGCCCATCGGCGAACTGAAGCCCGTACTCGGGCATCTCGTTCAGCTCGCCTCCGAGCGGGACCTTTGAGTGCAGGTACAAGGCCTTGATCTCGCGCCAGAGAATCGTGCGGATCTGCCGATGCGTCGGAGCCGTCAGGATCACGCGCGCCCGCGGCCTCGTGGATGCGAACCACAGGGCGATGGCTGCGGCCGATGCTGACTTGCCGACCTTGTGCCCGCTTCGGACCGCAACGCGGCTTTCCTTGTGGACGGCTGCGATGATTTCCCGCTGCCGATACCAGAGGCTCACCCCAAGCACGTTCTCCGCGAACCCGATCGGGTCCTCGACGTAGTGCTCGAAACGGCTATGTGCCGCTGCGACCGGACGGGCCGACAAGCGCGCCCGTGCCAGATCCGAGAGAGGCTGCGATTTCAAGGAGCCTGTTCACGATCTCGACGGGGAACTCGCGCTCCACCGCCGAGAGAAAGATGCTCAAGTGCTGATGCACCTGGGTTTCGACGATGACCTTCTGATCCGGCCGAAGGGCCGGGTCTAGGCACTTGACGCGCGCATGGAGCGCCTGCCAGTCCCCCGTTCGTTCGCCGATCTCCTCGATCTTGTCGAAGCTGTGGCGCGCAGCATCGAAGATGGCCTCGTTGAGGTCCCGCTGAAACAGCTCGTACAGCGGATGTGCGTGGTCATCCTCGGAGAGCCGCTGCCACTGCACGAGGGCGTGCTCGGTGAGGCCCGCGGCCTTCGCGGCGAGCCCGGGGGGCATGCACGCGCGCACCCCGTTGATGATCTTCGCGTAGATCGCGATGTTGATCCGGTGCCGCGGCTTCAGCGAGCCGTGGTGATGGCGCAAGGCTCCATCCTTGCCGATGTACGGCTCCAGCGAGGCCGCGGCTCGTAGGGCCTCGGCGTGCTTCTCGCTCGGCGCCCAGAACTCCGCATCCCGTAGCCGACGCTTCGGGATGGGCTTCCGCCCCGCGAGACCACGTCTGGGCTTGATCTGGCGGTCTTCGGACAATGGTCTTGTCAGATGGAGGCCTGGTGGGGCGTCATACCGGCATGCGCATCGTCAACTGCACACCGCACGCCGTTGTCGTTCACCGGGAGGGTTCGCGCGAGCCCCTGGTTTTTCAGCCGAGCGGGGTCGTGCCCAGGCTGAAAGAAACGCGCCGTGTCATGCTTGAGGTCCCAGAGGACGGCCTGGACGGCTTCGCCGGGCTGCGCATCTACGAGACCTGGCTCGACGCGGCCGAGGACTTGCCACCACCGGCGTCCGACACGTTTCTCATTGTCTCGGCGCTCGTGCGAACGGCCTTGCCGGAGCGGCAAGACCTCCTAAGCCCCGGCGAACCCGTGCGGGATGCCGAGGGGCGGGTGGTCGGCTGCAAGGGGCTCATCTCGAACCCCTGGGACTTTGCCTAGAGGCGCGCGGCTCAATCGGCGCAGGCCCTACAGGCGGGCAGCGAGGCCCCCCGGACGGTCCGCACGCGCCACCGGAGCGGCGCGGCAAGCGGCTCACCGCAGCGGGCGCAGCGGTAGGCTAGTTGGCCGGGGCTTGGCGGATCCGCTGGCGGGGCTGGGTCTGGAACGGAGCCACGCGGGCATCGGCGCAGCGCAGGCACGTCGACGTCACGGGCTCCTCCCCGGCCCAGACCGCGACCTGCGCACCGGGGGGGATCGTGCTCCCGCATGCGCTACAGGTGCGCTTCGTCTGGAGTACGCGGAGAAACATGGGTATTCGCCTCCTGGTTTCCAGAAGACGTAACCCATGATCTCACGAGGCGCCAGGTGTTCAGGTGCGCGAGCGCCGCGTTCTCGCCGCTGCTACATCCACAGGATGCCCTACCGCGTGGCGGCGCCGCCCCCGCCGCAGCCTGCTCTGCTGCCCGCGCCAAAGGCCGCGCCGACGTCAAAGCGTGCTCCCATGGCCCCGCCGGCCGAACCCGACACGGGTACGATCCTGGCGGCCGCGGGCCTCGTCGTGGCGCTGCTGCTCTTCGCGGCCTTCATCCACGAAGTCGGGTTGGTGGGGCTCCTGTTGGTCTTCGCGCTGCTGCGTCTGGGGCGCTAAGTTCGAGCAGGAAGAGCAGGCTGCACGCCGCATGCGCCAGGTGCGGCAGACCACTCTCGTCATCGAGAACGTCTCCGCGCCACCAGGCGGTGAGGTGGCGGAGCGCCGCCGCGAAGTAGCGGCGCCGCGGCTCCTCGAGCTCGCGCCAGTTGTCCCGCCCGTACTTGTTGGCCCCGTACGCCAAGACGCGCACGACGTCTCGCAGGGCCTCGAACGGGAGAAGGTCCCACGGATCCTTCCCGGCGTCGTCCTTCCGGCCTAGATCCGCCATGCAACCCGGGCTGCCACGGCGGTTGCGGCGAGCAGGGGTGCCCCCATCGCGCGCAGGCTCGTAAAGGTCATGCGGAAGGCTGCGATGCGGCTCACGACGCCGCCTCCCGCTCCGTGGCGTCGGCGACGTGTCTCACCCAGGCGACCCACCGCGTGCGCTCCTCGAGCGCCGCGAGCCGGCAGGCGTAGGTCCTGTGCGCGTGGGCCTCGCGAGCCGCAAGGTAATTCCACCGGAGCATCAGAAGGAGGCCAGCGACCGACAAAGCCCCGCCGAGCGTCACATGCGCATAGAGCGTGAGGAGGCCGGCGCTGCACACGACGAACATCGTCAGAAAAGCTCGCTTCTGGCGATCGTCCGCGTCGACCCACTCCTCCCGAGCCTCGTCGACGGCTGCTTTCGCTTCGCACACGTCAGGCATGAGTCCCATGGTGTCCCCCGCGTCGCGCGACAAGCACCTCGAAGGGCCGATGCGTCAGCGGCGGGCGCCCCACTTTGCCAGCGGGCGGCGCCATCGGCGGCGGCGGCGGCGCCGCATGCGCAGGTTGGGGTGACGATCCTCGCGCAAGAGCTCGTCCGGTTGCCGTCGCCCGCACGGCGCACGTCATGGACCGTCGGCGCCGGTCTCGCTCGGCGGCATCCTTGCCGGGGACCAGTTCGACCGCCCCGGACCAGAGGGCCCATGCAACCGCCGGCTCCGAGACGGAGACCTCGAAGGTCCCATCCTCAAGCGACGTCACGAACTCAAGGATGGCATCCTGCACCGCCGGGTCCGAACTCATCGCTTCCACCATCCCATCTCGGGGTTCGCGGGGGACCCGCTGCGCTCGCAGACCGGGCGGGCAGGGTCCCGAAAGTCCGTGTGCGGCTCGAGTAGACCTTCGCTCGTCACGTAGGCGCGCTCGAAGCATGTCACGCAGAGCGCCTGCATCCGCTTGGGAGGCCTTGGCGGTCGTTGGGGTTGATGCTGCCGCTTGTCGTGCTCCGCAAGCGCTCCCTGCGCATCACGGGGTGACGGGGACGAGTAGGACCAGCCGCAGGGGCATCGCACCAGCATGCGCGAGCGACCTATAGTGCCACATTGCGAGCGGTGTCAATTGGCGTCGATGGTGGTCTCCAGGAAACTGCCGGGCGGCCCCCCGAGGGGGCAGGGGACTCGCCCGCTTCCACTTCTGGCTCGAGTGCCCATAAACACGCGGCCTGAAGCGAAAGAATGCGGGGGCAGAAGCGCGGGTCCCGACCCACCGGCCTCCGCCCCCCTACTCTGATCGTCCGTCCGAGGGTAAGCAGGCCTGGTTGCCGACCTGCTCGTCGCGTTCGACGGGATGAGCCTGGACGTGAGAACAGGGCTCGCGACCGCCCGCGATGTCTACGTCGGTGCCTGACTTCTGGCATTCAACGAGACGTGTCCCGTGCAAGGTCATGTAATGCTTGGGATATCTTCCGTCGCACGTCGGAACGAAGCGCTCGCAGCCGAAGCACCAGACGCGCGGGTGCTTCGCTGCCCTCTCATGCGCCGCAAGGGCTCGAAACGCCTCCGCATGCGAAGCCGTCTCGTGCGTCCAGCCACAGACGAAGCAGGCAGCTCTCACGCCCGAGCCTCGGCGAGCGCGCGGGCGACCTCGCGCAAGCGCAGCTTGGTCCAGTCGAGTTCATGGGTCAATTCGATGATCTTCGACGCCAACTGCTCGCCGTCGCCCATCGACATGATCCGGACGCACTCCCGCCATTCCCGGTTCTCGCGCTCCAGCCAAGCGCAACGAAGGCAACTATGCTCAGAAGCGTGCATTATGCAATCACCCAGCTTGTCGAGGCTTGTAGGGCATTCCCGCATTGCGCCCCACCCTCGCAAGGGTCGAGTAGTCACGATCGAGCAAGTCTCCGATCGCCTCCCAGGAGAATCCATCCGCGCGAAGGCGACGGCAGAGTTCACGCCTCGCCTCGCAGACGCGTCGCTCTCTGCTGCGGCTTACGATGACCTCCGGGGTGAGCTTGCAGCGCGTGGCAATCTCCGCGAGCAGCGGGAACACCCCCCCCTGCTTGAAGAGCCCAACCACCTCGTTGGCGGTCAGAAAAGGAGGCCTGGCGCGGACCGAGCCCCCCCCCATCTCGTCGGGAACTCCCCCCTGATGCGGATGGAACTCCCCCCTATTCGACGCTTGCAGCTTCATCCGTCCTTCTCCTCCTTCTCAGCGGCGCTCGCAGATCGCGCGTGGCGCATCGGCACCAACTCCCCACCTGGAAGCTCAAGAATGACTGAGAGGTCCAGCAGCGAAGCCATGGCGATCGTGGCGACCTCGCAGATGGTCGCATCGCTAACGGGCTC